CAAGTCAGCGGTAAGAGTACATGGGAGCATGGCTGGATTATGAAGCACAGAGAGAATCCAGACGGCTACCACGTTAACGCCATGTTCGCTGATCCTCGCGGGCGTGACCAGATCGAAACGCTAAAGCTAGTTCTTGGTCATATCTACGCTGAAGACGTTGAAGGCGGTTGGTCTGCTGGCGTCGAAGCGATCAAGCGTTGGCTTAAGCCGCAGATGGGCGGTGTGCCCAAACTGTTCATTGATCCGAGCTGTGTGCATCTTATCAGGCAGATGAAGACCCTGCGAGCTAAAGAGCTTAAAGAGGGTCACAACGAGCGGCCTGGGCAGCAAGATTACGACGACCACGGCCCTGATGCACTGCGTTACTTCTTTAACCACTTTGTCGTCATGGGACAGGGCATTACACTTGAGTCCGTATATTCTGGCGAGTATGCCAAGACAGAGGCAGCGGGGTTCTTCACCCATAACACCGGTATCTCACTTGGTAACCGAATAGGCTTTTAGTGGCGCTTACACCTACACTAGCTAAGGAACCCCGTAAGCAGGTTACGGGTACTTCCTATGAGAGCAAGCCTGCGGAGTCTCCGCCACCTAACTCGTACAGCGAGATTGGGTCACAGAACCAGGGCGCAATCAGAGAGATTGTCCCTGAGCTAGCTACGCGGCTTCAGCAGGTTCAGACGTACAAGAAGATGAAGCGTAGTGACGCTTCCGTGCGTTCATCTCTTAGAGCTGGTAAAGCGCCCATCCTCGGTGCAGAGTTCTATGTCGAGCCTTTCGATGAAACGCCGGAAGGTCAGATTGTCGCCGAGTTCGTCGGGTTTAACCTTTTCCAAGCTCCGACTGTTCCGTGGCTAATTAACCTCGGTAACGCTCTGACAGCGTTGGAGAACGGTAACGCCGTCTTCGAGCCTGTGTATGAATTGCGCGAGTGGGCACCTAAGCTTGCACAGCCCACAGCTAACCGCAAGAAGTACACGATGCTTCGTAAGCTTGGCTTCCGTCCCGCTGCCACCATCGCATCGTTTGACTACGACGATAACGGTGGGCCAGAAGGTATCACGCAGAATGCACAGAATAAGTCGGGTAACGTCAAGAAGGTTAAGATTCCCATTGAGAAGCTTGTCATCTTTACGTTTGAAGGCGAAGAGGCGGGTCTTGAAGGCGAGAGCATTCTTAGATCGTCTTACCAAAATTGGTTCTATAAGACGACTCTGTACAAGATTGACGCTATTCAGAAAGAGCGTCACGGTATCGGCATCCCCGACGTTGAAATCCAGGCCGGTGCCAGTACACAGGATAAGAAGCTCGCACACGAAATGGCTCGTAACCTCCGCACCAACGAGTACAGCTACATTGTGCGTCCACCTTCTCTTAAGGTCGGATTCGCTAAGCCCGAAGGAAACTTGGTTAACGCCTTGGAATCAGTCTCACACCACGACGACATGATTATGAAGAATATCCTCGTTCAGTTCCTCAACATGGGACTCGGCAGCGGTGGAGGCGGTAGGGCCACAAGCGCCACAGCGGCGGATATCTTCCTTAAGGCCATGTCGTACATTGCGAACATGTGGTGTCAGACGCTCAACTTGTACCTTATCCCTCGTCTAGTTGCTTACAACTTTCTGACGGATAAGTTCCCGAAGCTCTCTGTCAAGAACATTGGCGAGACTAAGGACTTTCAGATGTGGTCTGCTGGTATGCGTAACTTGGTCGATGCTGGCCTTATTACCTACAGCCACGAAACTGAGCAGTACGTCCGTAAAGTCTCGGACGTTCCTGTTCGCACTGCTCCCGTTACGCCAGAAGAGTTGGCTATCACTGCTGGTAGTGCCATTACCGGCGGTGGCGAGAGTAGTGGTAATGTAGGCAAGTCCGACACGTCAGGAGCCGTGTAATGCCCTGGATCGTTAAGCCCGAAGGTGACCAGTTCTGCGTGTTCAAGAAGGGTGGCGGCAAAGTCAAGTGCCACAAGACGCGCAAAGAGGCCACTGCTCATATGCGTGCTTTGTACGCAAACAGCAAGGAATTCTCAGAAGCCGCTGAAGGTCTGCTTACTATGCTTCGACCCCTTCGATTCTCGGAAGAGGAAGTACAGGGTCAGAAGCTTACTAAGTGGATTCAGGCGTTTCCGTACGGTAGTTGGGATCATCCCATCTACGGTATGACTTACTTCGGTAGGCACAACGCGGAAACGATGAAGCAAAACTTCAGTGAGAAGGTGCATGGAAAAGATATCCTGAACACGGACTATGAGCACGGTCTGGACGTTAGTAAGGGTACGAAGGCTTCTGGCGCTATCCTTGATATGGAAGTTAGAGACGATGGTATGTGGTGGCTCGTTGAGTTCACTCCTACCGCTTCCAAGGAAATCAAGGATGGAGAGTGGACGTACTTCTCGCCTGAGTACTACGAGGTGTACGAGGATCATATGAACGGTGAGATTCACGCCGACGTTGCGACAGGCGGCGCTCTTACCGTTAAGCCGTGGGTTAAGGGTATGATGCCCATTAACCTGTCTGAAGTCCTTGTCGAGAAGGGGGTGCTTAACCGGGACAATACCACTGGCGAGGTTGCGTGGGAGGAACACCACGATCCAGAGCAAGACCCGCATCAGCAGCCTAAGCCGGAAGATGAACAAGGTGGTGGTGATCGGTTTAACACTCTCCCGATCCAGAAGGAAGCAGACGAAGCGAACGAAGAACAGGAGGCTAGCGTGGAGATTACCGCTGCTATGCTTACTGCACTCGGTTTGCCTGAAGATGCTACAACGGAGCAGGTCGAGGCTGCCATTGATACGGCGGCTGCGGCGCTTACCTCCACTCAGGCCGACGAAGAGGCAGCCAAGCAGTTTAGCGAGCGTTTCCCCGAGCAGCATCGTCTTATGACCGAACAGGCCACTGAGCTTGAGAGGCTTCGTAAGAAGGATGCCGAGCGGGATGCCGAACTATTCGGCAAGCAGTTCTCGGAGTTTACCCTGAAGATTCCGGGTAAGGACGAAGAGGACAACGAAGTCGAAGTGGAGATCACTAAGGGCTTTAGCGCCGTTGTGTGCGATAGCCTGACTGAGCTTCATAAGAAGTTCTCCGAGGGTGTGGCTACCCCTGACGACCTTAAGCCCATCTTGGAGAAGATCGTTTCCGGTGACGGAATCGTGGAGTACGGTGAGCGTGGTACCTCTACCGATGATACGGGCGAGGAAGGCGCTGCTGACCCGCAGGAGGCCGCAAGGAAGCTTAGCGAGCTTGCCCACCTCAAGATCGCAGAAGCAGGTGGCGAGACTAAGCTGTCTTTCGGTGATGCGCTTGCTCAGGTGTCTAAGGACAATCCCGAGCTGGCGAAGATGTATCGCAACGCAGGAAAGGAGGGTTAGCAGAGAATGTCCGTCGGTAACTACGTTCTCGACAAGGGCCGTAAGCCTGAGTCTGCTCTGCTTCAGTACAGGGCAGTTAAGGTAGGCACTGCTGAGGAAAGCGTTACCGCTGTTACAGCAGACACAGACCTTCTTGAAGGTGTCACGATGTTTGCTGTGAGTGCTGGTGAACTTACCAAGGGTAAGCTCGCTTCCATCCGTATGGAGGGAATCGTTCCTTGGGAAGCTGGCGCTGCTATCGCCAAGGGTTCTCTTGTCGGGACTGACGCTTCTGGCCGCTGTATCGTTGCGGCTTCGGGTAAGCGTGTTCACGGTAGGGCGCTCTACGTCGCTGGCGCAGCAGGTGACGTTATCGGTGTGGAACTCCATCGCAACAGCCAGTTGGCATAACGGAAGGATGACGCATGTATGATCCTAGTGGTCTATATGTTGATCCTATCCTTACTGGCTTTAGCGTAGGGTACCAGGATCAGCAGCTTTACGGCCGTAGTCTCGCTCCTGAGACTCCGGTTAGCGCACTAAGCGGTCGTTACCGTGTCTTTGACCGGAGCGATTGGCTCATCTTCCCTGACACTCGCGCACCGGGTACGGTTGCTAACGAGGTCGTGGGTCGGAAGTGGAGTGAGGACACCTACAAGGTGCAGGAGCACGCTCTCCAGTCTCCGATCTTTGACGAGGAAAGGGAAGTCCTCGCGGCAGACGGTGCTCTCACCGCTGACGAGAATGCTGGCGATCTTGATATTGAGCCGGAGCGTGACGCTACGGAGCTTATCACTCGCAGCATCCTTCTGAAGCATGAGAAGCTGGTTGCTGATACGTACCGCAACACCGCCAACTACGCCGGTAACCATACGGTCACGCTGGCCGGTGCTTCCAAGTGGTCTGACTACACTGGTGGTACGTCGTCTACGTCCGATCCGGTTGCAAACATCAAGACCGCCGTTATGCGGATTCGTCTTGATACGGGTAGGTGGCCGAACACGATCATCTTCCCGTTTGACGCAATCGGCGTTGTCGAGGGTCATCCTCGTGTTGTGGATCGTTTCAAGAACTTCGCGCTTACCAACCCGGATGCGTGGAAGCAGCTCTTGAACGTTCCGGCTCCTGAGAACTTCTTTATCGTTGACAGCGTTTACAACGCAGCGCAGAACATCAACGCTACTGAGACTATCACGTCGTTCTGGGGTCAGGACGTGTGGATCGGTATTGTTGATCCTACGCCGGGTCAGCGCACTAAGACGTTCGGTAAGACGTTTGCCAAGGCGTATCCTGGCGGCATGCGTCCTACGGAGAAGTGGCGTGAGGAACCCCGTAAGGCCGACCTCGTTCGTACCAGCTATCGCTACGACGTGAAGATCGTTTCGGCGGCTGCTGGTTATCTCATCGTCAACGCTGTCGCGGCTGTTACGTAGGAAGGAGGGTAGAGCTAAATGGCATACGCATGGTCTACCATCCAGGGCAGCGACAAAGATGGTAACGCTAAGACAATCGCTCTTGGCGATACTGTTACCGCCGCTGACGTTGGAGGTAAGGAAGAGTTCGACAACCTGAAGGCTCGCGGTGTTATCCGTGACAAGGAATACCCCGTTCCTGAGGGTGTTAACGAGTCACCGGTTCGTCATCGGTTTAATCTTCTTCAGACCGAGATTGACGAACTGAGCACTAACACCGACGCTTCTATGGCTGAGCTGGCTATGAACCCTGACGGGTTTGAGCCGGGTGCAGACGTAGAGGAAGTCAAGAAGGACAAGTAGGATAGGAGTCGGCAGTGGCGAACGAACTGTACGCTAGTGTAGACGATATCAACGCTCACCTTCCTGAGCATAAGGCTCAGATTAGTGACGCTGATGACGACTTGCTGCAAGTTGAAGCTTGGCGTCTTATTCGTGCTAAGCTAAGTACAACGTTCGCCACTGCCACTCTCAACGCTTGGACTGATCCCGACGCTACACCGGGTATCATTCGCACTATCGCCGGAATGGTGATCGCTGCTAAGTGGTACGCAGAGCTTTATGCCGAAGATAGTGATACTGACGCGACTTACGCAAACAATCTGTATCTTCAGGCTATTGACCTCCTGAATCAGATTGCTGCTGGTCTAATCGTAATCACTGATGATGCTGGCGAACCGCTCTCCGACACTAGTTCACTTAGCAGCGATGACTACTATCCGAACGATAGTGTCCCGCCGGTCTTTACAATGGGTAAGGAATTTGCTTAGTGGCGATTCCATCCCCGTTCACCTTTGAGCCTAGCGGAACAGGTGCTTTCGGTCGTCGCGGTGGTATCATCACCACCAACGTTCTTGGCGATGAAGCTCTAGAACTAGGTTTTGTCAAACTAGCCGGTTACGTTGAGGAAACCGCTCTACCTCTTAAGGCGGCGGAAGCTATCGCTAAGGCGGATATACATGAACGCTTCCAGAGCCATGAAGACCCCGAAGGGGATGAATGGCAGGAACTCTCGCCAAGGACGGTAAGACGCAAAGCTAGCTCTCCTACGCTACGTTCGTTTCCCGAGGATATCCTCACTCATACGGGGCTTATGGAGAAGCGCGCTACTGACGACGAAGCCTTCACTATCGCGGGTGACCAGCTTGTGTGGTCTTCCGAGCATATGCCTCCGTATTGGGGTGTTCATCAGTACGGTAGCGGTGAATTCGATGAGCAGGAAGTTACAGAGTTTGTGCCTGGTAAGGGACAAGTCTCCACAGGCAAGACTCTGAAGTTTGCGCGTAGTGAAGGTCGTGGTCGCGCTACGCCTGCTAGACCGTTTATCGGTCTTAGCGAGGAAGCCGGTCTACAGATCGTAGAAGTCTTCGACGCTTGGTACGATGAAGGCGTTAACATTGCTATCAACCCTAGTACCGGTATCGTCCAAGAACGTGTTGGTGGACGTTTCGGTCGTAGACTGTTTCCGTCGTTCTAATGGCTTATCTGACTAAACTTCCTGAAGTAACAGATATGCTCATTGAGAAGCTTAAGACCGAAGCTGGCGAGTTGGGCATTGCTTTCGTCGGTGCGTACGGCGAGGCTCGTCTGCCGCAGTATCCGGCTTGTGTGGTTGTCCCTGGGCCACGCACTAAAACGCTGCCGGGTGTGAGTTACTTCACTGTCGATTTTGCGGTAGATATCTATGTCTACCACGGCGACATGACTGTGCCACATTCGACGCGTAACAGGGAAGACCTGCTAATGGTTGATAAGATCGAAGCAGTGCTAGAGTCCGATTATACTTGGGGCAACAGAGTTGTCTTCGGTTACATCGCTGAAACTGCTCCCGGTCGTTTTCACCCACAAGGCAGGCAGAACCAGGAAATCATCGCTGGTACTCTTATGCGATGGGTCGGAACGTCTAGGAGGTTGATGAATGGCTAAGACGGTTGAGTACCATAACCCCGACTTTGAGGATGGTATCATCTTCGATGTTGGTGGGCTGCGTATCCCTAATGGGGGTAGTATCGAGCTTGACGAGGAAGCAGAACTCGGTTTCTTCGCCAAGAAGCAGATGAACGTTAGCGACTTCTTCGCCGGCGATAAGATGGTTAAGGTGAGCGGCAAGTCTGAGCTTAGTAAGTCGGTTACGGACGCTCACACCGCTCACAAGGTAGACACTGAGCCTGCGCCACTTGACGATGTTGTGGCTGACGAGCCGGTTGACGTACCTACCAACGAAACGGAGGAATAGTTGAGTACCTTCGCCATTGGCGCTTCAGGTGCATTGGGTCTTGCGCTTGAAAGCACGATGGGCACTTATGTCGCGCCGACGGTGTGGGTGCCTATCCTAGAAGAGTCTTTGGCCTATACCGAAGATAAGTACTACTCGCAGCAGCTTCGGCAGCAGGCCACTGATTCAGATGTTAAGTCCTCTTACTACCATGTAGAGGGCGACATTCGTATGGAGGTTGACTGTCGTTTCCTTCCATACTTC